AGAAATTAGAGAAAGAGAAGAAACTGAAATAAAGGCAAATTCAGATAAAATTGAAGCACCTTCTTATTTGCCTGAAGAGTTGAAAAATAAATTTTATGAGATAGCAAAGGAATTAAAAGATATTGGCATTATGAGTAATTTAGATTGTGAAGCTTTAGCAAGGTATCTAACTGCTGAATATCAATACCAATTAGTTACTACAAAGTTACTTAAATCTAAAAATATAACAGATAAATATTTTCAAATGGTTCAACTACAAGAAAAATTATTTAAGATGGCTAGAAGTTCGGCAGGAGATCTAGGACTTACTATTTCAAGTAGATGTAAATTAGTGATACCTAAAGTAAAAGAGGAAAAGCCAAACAATAAATTTTCTAAGTTTGTTGGTGGTGCAAGTGGATAAAATAGATAGAGTAACCCAATATGCCATAGATGTAATTGAAGGAAGAGAGATAGCTGGAGAATATGTCAAATTAGCTTGCCAAAGACACTTGAATGATTTAGAAAAATCAAAGCTATCAGTATTCAAATATGAATTTGATGTAGAAAAGGCATTAAGAATAATTGAATATGCTGAAACTTTATATATAGCTGAAGGTGAAGAAAAAATTCAACTTCAGCTATATCCATTTCAGGCTTTTATTTTAGGTTCTCTTAATGGGTGGGTGGAAAAAGGAACGGGATACCGCCGATTCCGTACAAGTTATATTCAGTTAGGTAGACAAAACGGAAAGTCGTTCATAAATGGTATTTTAGGCACATATTATGGAAATTTTGATGGATACAACTATGGCCAGATATACTGTACTGCTACAAAGGCAGACCAAGCTAAAATAGTATTCAATGAAATGGTGAAATTCATTAATTCTGATGATGATCTTAAGGAATTATTTAAGGTCCAAGAATATAAAAGCACTATTATATGTAATATTACTAATTCAACTATAAAAGCATTAGGAAGAGATACTAAATCTATAGACGGTTTTAGACCGTTACTTGGTATAGTTGATGAATACCACGCTCATAAGGACAATCAAATGTACAAGCTTCTAGAGGGTGGTATTAAGAAAATGAAACAAGCGCTTATATCTGTTATAACTACTGCTGGTTTTGACTTAAATTCACCTTGTTATGAGTTATATGAGTATTGTAAAAACTTGCTTAAAGGTGTATTCAGCAATGAAACACAGTTTGTTTATATAGCCCAAATGGATGAGGGAGATGATATATGGGAGCCTACTAATTGGATTAAGGCTAATCCAACTTTAGCTTTTGATAAAGCAGCACTAGAAAATTTAATTCCAGTTGCTAATACCGCTAAAGACATGGGCGGAAGTACGTTAAGAGATTTTCTTACTAAGCAGCTAAATATGTGGATCCAATTAACAGACGACCAATATATTAAGAATTTTGACGCTTGGAAGGCTTGTGGAACTGATTTAACATTAAAAGATTTTAAAGACTATGAATGTTATATAGGTTTGGATTTATCTAGCGGTGGTGATTTAACTAGCTTGGGTATAGTTATTCCTTACTATGAAGATAAGGAAAAGAAATATTTTGTGGATTCACATAGCTTTATCCCAGCCAAAAGATTAGCGGAACATACAAAAACAGATAATGCTCCATATGATATGTGGAAAATGAAAGGTTTATTAACTGTTACAGAAACTCTTGGCGGAATAAAAACTGACTATAAATATATTATTAGTTATCTTAAAGATATTATAGAAAAGCATTCGTTAAGGGTAAAAATGATATGCTATGACCCTCATAATGCAGATGCATTCCTTAGTGATATTGAAGAATTAGGATATGATTCAGTAATGATAGTTCAAAGTGCTAGAAATTTAAATGATCCTACAGTAGATTTTAGATTAGAAGTAGAAGCAGGGAATGTAAGTTACAATAAAGAGAATGGATTATTAACATGGTCTATAGCTAACGCTAAAACCGTTTCTAATAGTTTTGGAGAAATAAAGATAGATAAAGACCTAAGAACTAAACGTATAGACCCTGTAGATGCAATAATAGATGCTTGGAAAATGGCTATGAAAGATGAAGGTACACTTAATATTAATGAAGTCACAGAGGACTATCTCAAAATGATGGGCTGGTAAAGGAGGTGAGAAAATGAATGTATTAAGCAGAATTGCAAGAGGGATAAAGAACGCCATTACTCCACAAAAGTCGGTTGATATGCAAAGCAAGGAATTATTAGAATGGCTTGGTATTGCAGGAACTTCAAAAAAAGTAGAAAGTGAAGTAACCTATTTTACCTGCCTTAAAATGTTATCTGAAACCTTAGCTAAAATGCCTTTAAAATTCTATCAAGAAACAGAAAAAGGCATTGTTAAGGCAAAATCTAATGATGCGCATAATCTTTTGAAAATAAGACCTAATCCAATAATGACACCAACTATATTCTGGTCTACCATAGAGCAGAATAGAAACCACTATGGAAATGCTTATGTATGGATTAGAAAGAAATTCAAGAAACAAAGATATGGTGGAGAGTTAAAAATACAAGACCTTTGGATCATGCCTACAGAAGATGTAACAGTTTTAATAGATGATGAAGGAATTTTTGAGGGAAGAGGGCGAATGTGGTACAAATACCATGATAAATATTCTAAAAGAGATTATATCTTTTCTAGTGAAGATGTAATGCATTTTAAAACTTCTCATAGTTTTGATGGAATATTAGGAGCTCCAGTAAGAGATATTCTTAAAAGCACTCTAGAAGGTGGCCTTGAAAGTCAAGAATTTATGAATAATCTTTACAAAACTGGCCTTACTGCAAAGGCTGTACTTGAATACACCGGGGATTTAGATAAAACTGCAAAAGAAAGACTTGTAAAAGGTTTTGAGGATTTTGCTAATGGTTCTAAGAATGCGGGGAAAATTATTCCGGTTCCACTTGGAATGAAATTAGTTCCTTTAGATTTAAAACTTACAGATAGTCAATTCTTTGAATTAAAGAAGTTTAATGCTCTTCAAATAGCAGGAGCTTTTGGGATAAAACCTAATCAAATAAATGATTATGAGAAAAGCTCTTATGCTAATTCAGAAATGCAACAACTTAGTTTTTATGTAGATACAGAGTTGTTTATATTAAAGCAATATGAAGAGGAGTTAAATTATAAGCTATTAACAGATAGTGAAATAAAAGAAGGTTATTTTTTTAAATTCAATGAAAAAGTGATTTTAAGAACAGATAGTAAATCTCAAATGGAAAGTTTATCAAAAGCTGTTAACAATGGAATTTATACACCTAATGAAGCAAGAAGTTACTTAGATATGCCTTCAAAAGAGGGCGGAGATGTACTTGTAATGAATGGTAACTATATACCAATAAATATGGTTGGGAAGCAATACTCGAAAGGAGGTGACTAGGTGAAAAAATATTGGGAATTTAAAAACAAAACCTCAACTGAAGCAGATTTATATTTGTATATAGAAATAGCTAGTTGGGGGGCAGGATATTCAGCACATTCAGCGCAAAGTTTCAAACAAGAACTGGATAATTTAGGAGAAATAGAAACTTTGAATATTTACATTAATAGTCCTGGCGGTGATGTATTTGAAGGCAACACTATAATGAATATGTTAAAACGTAAAAAATGTACTAAGAATGTGTATATTGATGGTTTAGCAGCAAGTATTGCGAGTGTCATAGCAATGGCTGGGGACAAAATAATAATGCCAAGCAATGCTATGATGATGATCCATAATGCATGGACTTATGCAATAGGAAATTCCAAAGATTTAAGAAAACTTGCAGATGATTTAGATAAAGTTAATGCAAGTATTAGGCAAGCTTACTTAGATAAGGCTGGCGATAAACTAGATGAAGAAACATTGATAAATTTAATGGATAATGAAACTTGGTTAACAGCACAAGAGTGTTTTGATTATGGTTTGTGTGATGTAGTTGGAGAAGATAAGAATATTGCAGCTAAATTTGATTTGAATTTACTAAATCAATATAAGAATATTCCTGTAAATTATGTTTTGAAGCAAGCTGAAGCTAAGAATAATAATCAACAAGTAATAGATAAATTAGAAGAAGAGAAAAGAGCAATTTTAGAGGATTTAGATTTAATCTAAGTCTTTTTTTGTTGAAAATTTTTATAAGAAAGGTGGAATTAATTAATGAACAAAGAGTTAAGAGAATTACTAGACAAAATTAATGCAAAAAAAGCAGAGGTTAAAAATTTAGTTAGTGAAAATAAAATTGATGAAGCAAAAGCTGCTAAAGAAGAACTTATAAACTTACAAGCTAAGTTTGATGTTCTATATGATCTAGAGGAAGAAAAGGAAGAAGAAATGAAAAATAAAATTGAAAATGGAGAAGGGAAAGAAATAAGCGATAAAGTTAATGATCCGATAAAAGAATTTGCAAATGCAGCAAGACAAGGTTTTAAAATACAAAACACTATGTCAACAGGAGTTGATGCAGATGGTGGCTATGTAGTTCCTCAGGACATTCAAACTAAGATTAATGAATATAAGGAAGCTAAAAAATCCTTAAAAGATTTAGTAGATGTAGAAAAGGTTACTACTAACAAAGGTCAAAGAACTTTTAAGAAGAGAGCTCAACAAACTGGATTTACTAAAGTAGGCGAAGGTGGAAAGATAGGAGCTAAAGCTACTCCACAATTTGAAAGACTTAGCTTTGAAATTGAAAAGTACGCAGGTTATTTCCCTGTTACGAATGAACTTTTAAAGGATTCAGACCAATCAATAGTTAATACATTAGTAGAATGGATTGGAGATGAATCAAGAGTTACTGCAAATAAATTAATTTTAGCAGAAATTAATGCTGGATTTGAAGCAGTTGCTCTAAATGGATTAGATGACATTAAGAAAGCTTTAAATGTAACTTTAGGTCAAGCATTTAAACCTACATCCAAAATAGTTACTAATGATGATGGACTTCAATATTTAGATACATTAAAAGATGAGAAGGGGAACTACTTATTACAACCTAGTCCACAAGATCCAATGCAATTAAGATTATGCGCTGGCGCTACTACAATTCCTGTAGAAGTATTCCCTAACACTGACATGCCAACAGTAGACAACAAAATTCCATTCATCATAGGCGATTTTAAGGAAGCTATAAAGTTCTTTGATAGAGAATTAACTACCATCAAGCAATCTGACGTGGCTGTAATAGGAGATTTAAATGCATTTGAAGAAGATTTAACTTTATTCAGAGCAATTGAAAGAGAAGATGTAGTTGTCAAGGATAATATGGCATTAGTTAATGGATATATTGCTACTGAAGAAACTCCCTAATGAAGCCCCAATGATGGTATCTGTGGATAAGGGGCAAGAAATTGATTATAATTCACTAACTGTAGCAGAATTAAAATCAATAGCTGAAGAAAAAGGAATTAAAATAACATCCTCAATGAGAAAGGCTGATATAATACAAGCTATTTTGGAGAGTGAGATATAATTCTCATTCTCTTTTTGCGAGGTGATAGATTGGACTTAGAAGAATTGAAATTATTTCTTAGAATAGACACAGAGGAAGAAGATACTCTAATTCAAGGCCTTCAATTTTCAGCAGAAGAATATTTGCTTAATGCTGGAATAAATAAAGATTACTCGAAAGAACTGTATAAACTTGCTGTAAAAATATTAGTATCTCATTGGTATGAGAATAGAAATGTTGAAACTATAGGAAAAAATATAAGTAAAATAGCTTTTGGATTAGACACTATAATAACTCAACTGAAATACAGCCAAGGTGATGATGTATGAATATAGGTCAATTAAAACATAGAATAGAATTTCAAAGGCTAGAAACAACTTACGATAATGAAGGTTTTCCAATAGAAGATTATGTTACTTTTCAAAAAGCCTGGGCTGATGTTAATGACCTATATGGGAAAGAATACTGGGACAGTAAGCAGATTGTTTCTGAAAATATAACAGTATTTCATACTAGATACCTCAAAAATATAGATACGAATTCCTTTATACTTTTCAGAGGGCAAAGGTATGAAATTATTGAGATAGACAATGTTAAATACCTAAATAAAGAGCTGAAAATTAAAGCTAAATTACAGGTGATTAACAATGGCAATTGAAATTAAAGGCTTTGATGATATTTTTAAAGACCTTGATGATATGAATATTTCAGACCAAAAGAAAAGAGCGTCATTAAAGGAAGGGGCTGAAATAGTAAGACAAGCTGTTATAGATAATTCTCCGGTTAGAACAGGAAAAATGAAAAAGAGATGGAAAAGTACAATAAAAAGATTTGATGGAAATCTAGGCTTTGAAATTCGTGGAGATACAGTTCAAGATATAGAAAATGAATTTGGATCAAGTAAAAATAAAAAACATATAGGATTTTTTAGTAAAGCTGTAGATAGAGTATCTGAAAAAGCAGTAAACACTATAGTTAAGGGGGTACTTAAGTAATGGAAAGCTTAATAAGACAGGTATTATTCGATAAAAGAATTAGCGATTTGGTAAATAATAAAATCTATCTCTTAAAAGCTCCAGATAATACTGAAGCACCTTATATAGAATACGAAATTATAGATGAAAATGGCTCGTTATATGCTGAGAATGAAGAAATTGCAACTACCTATAGGGTACAAGTAGATATATTTACCAAGGGAAGTTATACAGCTATTAGAAAGGCTGTAAAAGAAGTTATGAAAGAAAATGGATTTGCGAAGGAGTTTGGTGGTTCTTTATATGAAGAAGATACCAAGCTCTTTCATTATATTTTGAGATTTAATATAGAAAGTGAGGAATGAAAATGTCAAAGAAAATTACTACAGGTGTAGAGAAAGCATATTATGCTATCTTAACACAAGATGGAGAAAATCCTACTTATGAACAAGCGAAGTATCTGCCTGGATTAAGAGAAATTTCTGTTACAGCTAACGAAGAACAGGCGACAATATATGCTGAAAACAGATTATATGATAGTGAAAATTCTTTAGGGGAAATAGAAGTTACATTGGATTTTGCTTCTATTGATACAAGTGATTATGCTGCGCTTTTTGGAAAAAAACTTGCGCAAAGCGGAGGGATAATTGAAAGTGCTGATGATCAACCACCTTATATAGCTTTAATGGTAGAAAAAACATTAAGCGGTGGAGTTAAAGAATATTTGACTTTATACAAAGGCAAATTAAGTTTACCAGAGGATAAAGCAAAAACTAAAGAAGGAAAAACAGAATATCAAACTGTTTCGCTTTCAGGAATATTTATGCCTTTAGAAAATGGAATATGGAAATATTCAGTAAAAACAACTGATGCTGGTTTTAATCCAGAAACTCACGCGCAAACTTGGGGCAAAACAGTATTTATTCCAGAGGAAAAGACAGAGTAATATAGGGTAGCTATTTAGCTACCTTTTTATTTTAAAAGGAGGAATTTATGCTAGTAAATGAAATTAAAACTTATAAAATCAATATAAATGGTGAAGAAATAGAGCTAAAGCTAGATTTTAATGCACTAATAAAAATGCATAAAGAATACGGAAACGCTTTTTTATTAATTTATAATTATGCTTTTGAAAATGATTTTGAAAAGCTGCCTGCAATTATAAGGTGCATGGCCAATAAAGAAATTTCAGAAGAAGATATTAAAAGTAATATGATGATTAATATAAAAGCTATTGAAACGCTAAGTAATATAACCTTGGATTTGCTTAATCAAGAGCTATCGGATGTATCAGAATTTAAGGTTAAATCAGAAGTAAAAAAAAATCAAAAAGTAGAGAAAAAGAAGTAGAAATAAAAGATTTCAACTTAGATTATTACTACTATATTGCAAGATATCAACTTAATATGTCAGAGGAACAATTCTTAAACTCTACATTAAGACAAATTCTAATTTTAGAAGAATTCCATAGCAATTATTTTAAAAATAATTTAAGAGAAATTGTAGGAGAAACAATTGATTCAATGTTTGGTAATTCAAATGATGAAGAGGAAGAAATATATGTAGAAAGTTTTTCAGACCTTTTTTAAGAAGGAGGTGAAAATTTGAGTGAATCTATAAGAAAAGTCAGTACTATATTCACTATAGATGATAACGAACATAATAAAAAGCTTAAAGAAATTAATTCACAGTACAAGCTTACTCAAAGTGAAATTAAATTAGCAGGTGAAAGACTTAAGGGTTTTGGTAAAAATTCAGATGATTTAAAATATAAGCAAGAAGCATTAGCAAAGCAAACTGAAACTCTTAAAGATAAAATTAATCTATATAGAGATAGCATTGAAAAAGCTAGTACCAGGGCAAATGAAAACAATAAAAAGCTTCAAGAATTGAAAACTACTAAACAAGCTTTACAAACTGAATATAAAAATGCTGTTAAAGCGTATGGAGAAGAATCAGAAGAAGCTAAAAAGCTAAAGGATCAATTAGATAAAGTTAATCAGGAATACGCAGAACAAAAAGCGGTAGTAGAAAAGAATATAAACACTGTAAATAATCATAAAACTAAGCTTAATGAAACTGAAGCTCAACTTGCTAAAGTTAAAGGAGAATTACAGAAAACAACTACAGAATTAGAAAAGCAAAATTCTAAATGGATACAAGCTGGAGAAAGTCTTAAAAAAGCTGGAGATAATATATCTAACTTTGGAGAAAAAGCAAGCAAAGTAGGAAGTACATTAACTAAAACAGTAACATTACCTATTGTAGCAGTAGGAACTGCAGCAGTAAAGTCGGCTATTGACTTTGAAAGTGCATTTGCCGGGGTAAAAAAGACAGTAGATGGAACAGAAGAAGATTTCAAAAAGCTTGAAGAAGGAATTAAACAAATGTCTAAGGAACTCCCTTCAAGTGCAGAAGATATTGCAGCAGTTGCAGAAAGTGCAGGACAATTAGGAATACAGACAGATAATGTTTTAGAGTTTACAAGGACTATAATAGACTTAGGCAATGCAACGAACTTAGTTGGAGAAGAAGGAGCAAGCCAACTCGCTAAGTTTGCTAACATTACTCAAATGTCACAAAAGAATTTTGATAGGCTTGGATCAACTATAGTTGCATTAGGGAATAATATGGCTACAACAGAAGCAGATATTGTTTCTATGGCTATGAGATTAGCAGGGGCTGGTAAGCAAGTAGGAATGACAGAATCGGATATTATGTCTTTTGCAGCAGCTTTAAGTTCTGTAGGGATTGAAGCTGAAGCAGGTGGTTCAGCATTCTCAAAAGTAATGCTTAACATCCAAAGTGAAATACAGACTGGTGGCGAAAAGGTTGCTGCCTTTGCAAAAGTAGCAGGTATGTCAGCAGACGAATTTGCTACAAAATTTCAAAAAGACGCAACTGGAGCTTTAATTGCTTTCATTGAAGGCTTGGGAAGGTTAGATGATAAGGCAGTTGTGCTGGATGAATTAGGATTATCTGAAATAAGAGTAAGGGATGCACTTTTAAGAGCAAGTAGCGCTGGAGATTTATTCGCTAAGTCTATAGAAATAGGAAGTAATGCTTGGAAAGAAAATACCGCCCTTACTAACGAAGCAAATCAAAGATATGCCACTACAGAAAGTCAAATCAAAATACTAAAAAATGAAATAATGGATATGGCTAGAGAAATAGGAGTTCAATTACTTCCTATAGTAAAAGACGGACTTGTGGTGGTAAAGGACTTGATACAAAAGTTCAATGAGCTAAGTCCGGCAACAAAAGAAAATATTATAAAATTTGCTGGATTAGCAGCGGTTGCAGGTCCGGTTGTAGGAACAGTAGGAAAGTTAGCACAAGGTTTTGGAAGTGTTTTGAAAGTAGCTGGAAAGTTTTCAACAGGTTTAGGAGTTGCAGAAGTGGCGACTGCGGGAGTTGGAACTGCAGCAGCAACTGCAGGGGGAACTGCAGGGATAGCAGGATTAGCAACATCTTTAGGTGGAGTTGTAGTTGCAGCAGCACCATATATTGCAGCAGGTGCAGCAATAGCTGGAGCAGGATATGCGATATATAAAGGACTTAATAAAGAAGTTATTCCAGAGGTGGACCTTTTTGCAGATAAAATAGAGTATGCAGCACAGACAATGGATACTAGTGGTACTTATATGGCTAATAGTGCACAAGCTACAGTAACTAAAATAAGCGAAGCAACTAAAACTGCAGTTGGAGCATATGTTGAGTTAGACGATTCAGCGAAGAATGAAATGCAAAGTTTGTATCTTAATTCAACTGTAATTTCAGATCAAATAAAGAATGATATGACAAGTAAATTCAATGAAATGAGTACTCAAATTGTTTCAGGATATGAAAAACAAAAAACTGATAGTATAGCTCAATTACAAGATATGTTTACTACTCAAAGTACTTTAACAGCAGAGGAGCAGGCTAATATTATCAATAAAACAGGAACATTCTACGAAGATAGAAAAACTCAAACACAGGAATATGAAAATAGCATTAATCAGATAATGAATACAGCAAGTCAAGAAAAAAGAGCATTGACTGAAGATGAAACAAAGCAAATAACAGCTCTTCAAAATATGATGAGAGATAATGCTGTTAAAGCTTTGTCAGAAAATGAAGTAGAAGCTCAAATAATACTTCAAAGAATGAAAGATTATGATACAAGAATAACTGCAGAGCAAGCATCAGAACACATAAAACAACTAAATGACAGCAGAGACGAAGCTGTAAGAATAGCTAATGAAGAATATGAGGAAAGATTAGCAACAATTATTAGATTAAGAGATGAAACTGGAGCAATTTCTGCAGAGCAAGCGGATAAAATGATAGAAGATGCGAAAAGACAAAGAGATGGAATAGTTGAAAAAGCAGAAGAAACAAGAAAACAGGCGGTAGATAAAATATTTTACATGAACAAAGATATAAGGGATGATGTCGATTATTCTACAGGTGAGATAGTGGGCTTTTGGCAAAAGATGTTTGGAACCTGGGATAGGTGGAAACCGGAAACCAAGTATATGAAAACTGTAACTTATACAGAAAGAATGAGCGGAAATGTTGTTGGTAATGCTCTAGGTACAAGTTACTTCCAAGGTGGATTAACTGCTATAAACGAAAGAGGATATGAAGTTGTAGAATTGCCTAGAGGAGCTAAAATAAAAAATCATCTTCAATCTGAAAATATGATAAAAGATACTGCAATACAAACTGCTAAGGCTATAGCAGGATTAATAAATAATGATAATTCTAATAATATAGAACTACATGTATATCTAGGAGATAAAGAAATTATAGATAAAACTACTAAACAAGTGGTTAAATCTGTAGGAAGAAGTACTAATAATTATAGAAAAGGTAAAGGAGGATTAGGCTATGTATAAAAGATATTTTATAATTTATAATGAAAAAACAAATTTAGACGTTAATTTATTAGTGGCAACTAGACCTTCTAAGCCTTCTCCAGTAATGCAATATGAAGAAGTTAAAGTACCAGGAGGGAAGACTTTATATAGAGAAAAGGGATATAAAGATATAGATATACATGTATCTTTCAATTTTGTTTCTAAAAGTCCTGAAAGATGGGATAAAGACTTTAGAAATATAAAGAATTGGATATTAAGAAATAAAAATAATAAGTTAAAATTTAGTGATGATCTAGAAGTATATTATAAAGTTAATAAAGTAAGTATAGAAACGCCTGAAAGAGTTATGAAGAAACTAGGGAAATTTACCGCTATATTTACATGCGAACCATACACTTATATAGATGAAAATGAAAGAGAGTTAGGTAAACAATTATATAATAATTACTTACTTTCAAAACCTATATATAGAATTGTAGGAGAAGGGTATTTAACTCTTAATATAAACAATAAAGTTATTAAGGCTAATATAGGACAAGAATTAATAATAGATACAGATAAAGGCCTATGTTATAGAAATGGAATAGTTAATAATGTAGCCTTACAGGGCAGATACGAGGATTTGTTTTTACAAGAAGGAGAAAATACATTTAGTTGGACAAGTGGCTTTAAAATCTATATAACACCTAATTGGAGGTGCTTATAATGATAGAGATATATCTTAAAACTAATACTAATTATGATAAAAATGGAGATATAACATTAGATCCTACTTCATGTACTTATAAAGATAGCGAGAATGAATTAACTTTAGAACACTCTATAGATGATGATGGAAGATGGAAGTATATTGACTTTGAAAATGTAATAGCAGCAGAGGAAACCGGAAAGAAAAAACTTTATAGAATATATAATGTAGTCAGGTCTTTGTATAGTGTAACAGCTTATGCAAGGCCTATATTTTTTGACTTAATAGATAAGGTTCTTCTAGATGTAAGACCTACTAATAAACTAGGGCAAGAAGCGCTAAATATAATTTTAGCTGATACACCATTCACAGGGCATAGCAACTTAACAACTTTAAGTACTGCTTATTATATTAGAAAAAATATTGTAGAAGCACTTTTAGGAGATGATGAAAACTCTTTTATAAACAGATGGGGAGGAGAATTCTATTGTGAGAACTTTGACGTCTATATAAATGATATGATAGGTTCCGACAATGGTGTAAGAGTAGAATTTGGATATAATCTTAATGAAATAGAAGAAGATATAAATATAGAAAATGTAGTTACTAGAATAATTCCAGTTGGGTTTAACGGTATTACACTTGAAGGTAATGCTCCCTGGGTAGATAGTCCATTAATAAATAAATATACTAAGCCTAAAATGAGAGTTATAAACTTTTCAGATGTTAAGGTTAAAGAAAATGCAGATGATGAAGAAGGATTTAACACTATCCAAGAAGCTAGAGAGGAACTTATAAGAAGATGTAATGAGTTGTTTGAAAAAGGAATAGATAAGCCTACTGTAAATTATAAAATTGATATGATTAATTTAGCCAATACTACTGCTTATGAAGATTTTAAAATGCTTGTAGATGTAAACAAAGGAGATACAGTAACTTGCTATATTCCACACTTAGATATAGATGTTAAAGCTAGAGTTATAGATTATGAAAAAGATTTATTAACAGGAGAATATATATCTATAGAATTAGGAAATGCAGTAGATAATTTCTTTAATAAACAAGCTGATATACAAGCTACAGTTAATAAAATAACTAATTCTAATGGGACTGTTAAAGCAGGAGAAATACAGGGAGTTATTAATGCTATTCAAACTCAATTTAAGGCTCTTAGGGATATAGCTCAACCGCAAGAGGTTAGAGCAATATTGTTCGAGGATAGAGTAGAAGATAGTCCAACTTTTGGATGTATGGCTTTAGGTACTATGGGATTTGAAATAGCAAGTAGTTTTAAACCAGGCACTCAAGAATGGGATTTTAGAACATTTGGTACTGGAAAAGGGTTCGTAGCTGATTATATAATAACAGGTGTTTTAAATGCAGCACTAATAAAAACAGGTATATTAAAATCGTTAAACGGTAAAACATGGATTAACATGGAAGATGGAACATTAAATTTGGCTAATAAAATTACTTTTGATGGAACTGATTTTAGTATTACTTTAAATAATGGTAAAACAGTAGAAGAAAATGCAACTGATGAAGCTAAAAATAGCGCAAATGTAAAAATAGGTTTTAATGGTATAGATGATAACGTGGTTATTAGCGAAAGTGGATTTGATATTAATAACGGACATTTCCGATTAAAAAACGGAAATAATGTTGTGCTTATAGATGGGACACATAATATTCACAAAATTGTGGCAGAAGGAACTACACAAATAAATTTTATCGGGGAGGATATAACCGTATCTATTGAGCATGGCTTGGGTTATAAACCAGCTTTTTCTGCATATCAGAACGGTGCAAACGGTACTGACGAATATACTAGTTTACCAGCTATTACATGGAGTGATGGAGTGGCTGCTATTATTAGAGCAAGAGCAGATACAAACAAAATATACTTTGACTTCAAAACAAAGAGTGATTATACAATGCCGAATGTTACTATTTATATTAAATACTTCATTTACAAGGAGGTGGCTTTCTAATGGTAGTGTTTTATGACATAGATACTAAAGAAATAAAAAGAACAGAAGACAACACAATGATTCCGGTTCTCCCGGCTAACATGGAATTAGAAGAAAAGCGAGAATATTATAAGAATCTGAATGAAAATTTTATAAGCCTTCCATACGAAATAGGAGCATCCATATTTGGATATAATCTATGTTTTGATACGAAAGGTAATTTTATAGGCATACAACCAAAGGAGGTATAATATGGCAAGTAAAATAGTAATTAATTTAGATACTTCTAAAGAGAGTTACATGCCAGCTAAATGTAAACAGAATGATGATTTAACTTTAGAAGCAAGTATATTTGAGAATGGATTAGAAAAAGATTTAACTAATTGCGAAATAACTATACAAGCTTTAAAGGCAGATAGCACCTATATCATACAAAATACAGATATAACTAAGTTGAATAATAAAATTATAGCTAATTTAGATAGGGATTTTACAAGAGCACCAGGAAAAACAGAAATAGAAATAGTTCTAGTAGAAAGTGGTAAACAGAACACCACTTTTTCTTTTACGCTTGAAGTAGTTGGAAGTGTAATTAGAGGAGCTGTAGAAAGTTCTAACACTGTAACTATATTAGAGGAATTAGGTAATAAGATAGTTGAAGCAGGTCAAGTTAGAGATGAAACCGAACATTTAATAGCTACAGGGGGAGCAGCAACCAAGGGAGATATTCAAGAAATTAATTCGCAATTGGAACAAAAGACGAACCAAACACAAACTGAAAGTATTCAATCTCAAATAAACGGCTTGGTACTTGCAAGTGGTGGAGATAGCAACCTTGAAGTTGTTCAAGCTAGAGTTGATAATCAAGGTAATTCTTTTCCAACACTTAAAAACAACATAGATAATCTTTCAAATCTATTGTTAAACAATGAATTTAGAATATCATATGGTGATTGGGTTCAAGGTGCAATTCAAAGTGATGGCTATGAAAATACAGATGTTAAATATATAAGAACTAGCAATTTTCACACTTTTAATGAAATAGTAGAAATAACTCCTTCTGATGGATTTAATTATAGAATAGCAAAATATAATTTAGATGGTTCTATAATAAGTATAAGTAGTTTTATAACGACTAAAACTATAATAGGTAATGATAATACAGTTAAGTATAAATTTACTATAGGAAAAGTTGACGGAAGTAATATCGTTGTAGGTGAAAGTGGTTCGCTTATAATGAAAGTAGAGAGAAATATAAAATACAATGAAAATGGAGCAAGTTTTATCAATGTAAGTAAAAATCTAGTTGATAATAAAAATATGAAATTAAATACAGTGATAAATGCAACAACTGGGTTAGAGGAAAGTAACTCAAGGTATGCCTGTACTGATTTTATACCTTATAAATTACATCAAGAATTGTATGTTAGTAGATACAGAAATTATGTTATGTATGACGGAAATAAAAACAAAATACTTGTTAATACAACTGAAACTACAACTAAATCATTAATAAAAATTACTTCATCATCATTAATCGATGTTGCCTATGTAAGATTTAGTGTTTATAAAGAAGACGCAGATACAACGATAGCAAGTTACACAGACTATACTGAACAAGATGAGTATGGATTATGGATAGATAAATTAAGACTAAATAGAAAAAACATCGGTTATGATATGAAAAACTATTTAGATGATTTAATACACAGTATATCAGCAAGTATAAACAATCCGTTATTAAATAAAAAAATACTAAATTTTGGTGATAGTATAAGTGCAGGTGATGGTAATAATGGTGTTGGCGTTGCAGAACTAATAGCAAGTAGAAATAATATGACAGTTTATGATTATGCTGTTGGTGGTGCTACTGTAACTGAAATAACTGTTGGTGGTAATAATATAATTACTAAAATAAATCAAGCTATAACTAATGGGGTAGTATGTGATTACATTATATTCAATGGATTAACTAATGACATTAATGGTGGAGCAGTTCAGCCTTTAGGTGTAATTACAAGCGGTTATTCAGATACTTTAGATAAAACCACATTTTGTGGTGCATTTGAATATATTTGCAAAACCTTAAAAACTCAATGGCTAGGTGCTAAAATACTTTATTTTAGACCACATAATATGAGTAGCCGAAATCTAAACAATCAAAAGATATATGGTGAAAAGGCTAAAGAAATATGCAAAAAATGGGGGATACCTATAGTTGATTTGTTTGAAGAAGGTGGCTTAAATACTAATATACTTGAAATGAAAAACACATATACAAACAATGCAGATGGAACTCACCCTAATGAATTAGGATATTTAACTTATTATGTTCCTCAAATTGAAAATAAGTTAAAAACACTTTAATTCGTCTTTGATTTATATTGCGCACTAAATCTATAAAGAATAAATACGAATGATTACCTTAAAGGGCTTACGGAATGTAGGCTCTTTTCTATTTACAAAGGATGGAGAAATATTGTAAATGAGGAGATGTAAAAATGGATAAAGAAAACATAATTAAAACAATTATTGCAACTGTAGGAACAGGCTTTACTTGGCTCTTTGGAGTTTGGGATACAGCCTTAGGAGTGCTTATAGGATTTATGGTGCTAGATTACTGTACAGGACTTCTTAGAGGATATATCAACAAGGAATTATCCTCAGATATAGGGCTTAGAGGAATAGCAAGAAAGTGTGTTATCTTTGTGGTTCTTATAGTTGCTGTACTGCTAGATAGGTTGCTTAATACAGGTAATTGGGTGTTTAGAACGCTTGTATGTTATTTCTACATAGCAAACGAAGGTATTAGCCTTTTAGAGAATTGCGCAAGTTTGGGGCTTCCGATACCAACTAAATTAAAAGATGCACTTGCACAGCTTAAAGAGGGTGAGAAAAAAGGAATTAAGGAGCAAGAGTAATCTTGCTTCTTTTATTTTTAGAAAGGAGAGGATATTTTGAAAATAGCTGTAAGAGCAGGTCATAACTTCAAAGCAACTGGAGCAGTAGGGCTTATAGATGAAACTACTGAAGATAGGAAAGTAAAAGATGCTGTAATTAAATACTTAAAACAATTAGGGCATGAAGTTTTGGATTGCACACCAGGAGATATGAACGCTAATGAAGATTTATCCTATGGAGTTGCTAAAGCAAATTCTTGGGGAGCAGATTTGTTTATATCTATACATTTTAATAAGGCTTATAACTCTTATAATGGAGCTATAGGAACTGAAACTTGGGTATATAGCAAAACTGATAAGTTCAATGATGAAGTTTATGCTCAAAGAATTGTAAATAATATTTCAGCTTTAGGATTTAAAAATAGAAGTGTAAAAGAAAACAAGGAACTATACGAACTTAAAAATACTAAAATGCCAGCGGTAATTGTAGAAGTATGTTTTGTAGAAGCTACAGAAGATGTTGCATTATATAAGAAGTTGGGACCAGATACAATTGGAAAAGCAATAGCAGAAGCTATAGCTAATAAAAAAATAGAAAAAAAAGAGGTGTATGATATGAAAAAATTAGTTGTTTATTATGGAGATGCAGATTTATTTGGAGCTGTTATGGTAGCTCAAAAAAATAGGTGTCCACTTATGAAATTAAGTGATTATCAAGCAAGTGGATTAAAGGTAGAACAAGTAATACAAATAGGTGGTAAAGCAGAAGATAAGGACAGATTTGCAACGTTTAAGAATGCTGCTAAGTTAGTATAATTTTAAGGCTAGTAGGTAGGAGAAATCTTACTTACTAGCCTTTATTTTTTTACACATAAATTGATAAAAATAGAAAAAATTGAATAAAAAATATTGAACATTTTTGTTTGATATATTATACTATATTTGCAGATAGAAATATGCTGTATACTTGTGTAACTGAATTAACGTTTAAGCGACATGTAATGTCGCCAGTCACAAGGCCGCTAAAAGCGGTTTTTTTTCGTATATGGGGGGATTTTATTATTTTTAAAGGGAAATATATACAAATGTAGAATTATACAATAGAAAGGGGAGAAAATATATGAAAACTTTAGAAGTAGGGAAATTATTTAAAGAGGGTGTTATTAGATATTCAGAGGGGATAAGATTCGATATAACAGATAGTGGATGTAATTTGATGTTATATTTCAATGAACCTGATAGCACGGAGATAGAATGTGTACAACGAGGAGAGGTTAGATATGGATATTATAAAGAAAATAATGTAATAATGCTATTATTTAAATTCGGGACATTACAATGGATAGATGCACCATATTCTATACATTTATCTAAAAATCTAACCGAATTACAAGAAATAAAAGAAGGGTTAGGATTTGCAGTTAATGTATATTTAATTGATGCTAGAACTGGCGTATTAAAAGCTATTAGATTAATTTCTTTTAGTACTAGATTTTCACAAATGTTAAAAAGTGATATAGAAAATCAAAAAGAATTAACTTTTGAGAATTTTGATTTAAATCTAAATAATATATATAGGAAATACACTACAAATCAATTAGTAAAATTGGCTAAAGTTATAGATAAAATAAAATAATAAATATAGGAGATTTTTTTCTCCTATATTAAAAAAAAAAATATTGACAGTACGTTATAAGTACGTTATAATATAATCAAAGATAAGATTTATTAAAAGGAGCGAGGAATTATGGCTTGGTATTATGGAACATTTAGTTGCGGACACGAAGGAAGAGTAAATGTGATAGGACCACAAAAAGATAGACAATGGAAAATAGACAATAAATTTTCAGGTATATGCGAAGAATGCTATAAAAATAAATTACAAAAAGAAAGAGAAGATGCTAACCAAAAAGCATTAGAAAGAGCAAAAGAAATGGAGTTACCTGAATTACAAGGAACAGAAAAACAAGTTGCTTGGGCAAATACACTTAGAGATAAATTTGTAAACGAAATAGAAGAATTAATTAAAGATATAGAAACAGATAAATACACTTATGAAGAATATAAAGAAGATATATTTAAAATCGAAAACAAAAGCAAAGAAGAAACAATTAATATAATAAAAGAGAAAATCTACTCACTAACAGATTATGCCTTAGAAAATGAGGTGGATGCTAAGTTTTGGATAGATACTAGAAATAAATGCATTGATAGTTTTATAGAGATGTTAATTACATTATATAAAGACAATCAAGATAACGAAGAAGAAGTTATCAAACAAGAAATATTGCTAGAAAACACAATTAGACCTGAGGAGGTTAAGCACCAAGGAATAGTTGAATTAGTAGCAAGAGAAGATAAGATAAAGATATATTACGAAAAAAATGATAGCTTTATAAAAATAGTTAAAGGTTTAAGATATAAATGGAACGGAGTTTGGGAAAGAAATATAAATGAACTTACTGGAAGTTACAAGGATAGAGCAGCAGAACTTGCCAATAAATTATTAGCAGAAGGGTTTGCTGTATCTATAGATGATGAAGAGGTAAAAAGAAAAGCTATAAACGGGGATTTCGAAGAAGAATGTGATAGATGGATAATAGTATCACAAGATGGTGAGAAATTGAGAATAAAAGATTATAACAATGAAGATAAAATATACAAAGTTGCAAAAAGATTACCTACTGCTAGATGGAAAGATAGAGGTATAGAAGTAAAAATTGAGCATTATAAAGAAGTACTAGAATTTGTTGAAATGTTTAATTTTAAATTAAGCTCTAAAGCTAAAAAACTTATTGAAAATTACGAAGAGAAATTAAGCAAAATAGAAGTGGTAGAAGTCAAGAAAGTGGGAAAAACTCCTGAAAAAGATGGTTTGCAGGAAATTCTAAATTCTAGTAGAGAAATATTAGATGATCTAAAAGAGGAGGATTAATGAAATTAGTTACTGAAATGTATGAGCATCAAAGGAGAGCTGTTGAAAAGCTCTCCAAAATAAAAATAGGTGCTTTATATATGGAAATGGGAACAGGAAAAACAAGAGCAACTTTAGAACTTATAAAAATAAGATTAGAAAAGAAACGCATAGAACACGTTATATGGTTATGTCCTTGCTCTGTAAAAGAAAATTTAAGAAGAGATATAATTAAACATACTGGCGAAGAAAATACAGAGCTAATTACAATATGTGGCATAGAAACGTTAAGCAGTAGTATAGCGGCAAATTTAAAATTATTAGAATTAGTACAAAATAAAAATTGTTATCTAATAGTTGATGAAAGCAATATGGTTAAAAATCACTTAGCGAAAAGGACTAAAAATATAATAAGGCTAAGTGAATATTGCAAATATAAGCTAATACTAAATGGAACACCTATAACAAGAAATGAAGCAGATTTATATGCTCAATGGTATTTGTTGGATTGGAGAGTTTTGGGGTACAAAAGCTACTGGAGCTTTGCTGCTAATCATTTAGAATTTGACGACTATGGAAGACTTAGAAAGACATTAAATACAGATTATCTAACAGAAAAGATAGCACCATATAGCTATCAAATTAAAAAAGACGAGTGTTTAGATTTGCCTGAAAAAACTTATGAAATACAATATTACAATTTGACTGACGAGCAGGATAAACATTACGAATACGTAGCAAATAAGTTATTCTTTTATGTTGATGAAATAGAACCTCACACAATTTATAGAATGTTTACAGGCTTGCAGAATGTCATAAGCGGATATAAAGTAACAGTAAAAGAAGAAAAGGAAGAATTTTATAATCAATATAATGAAAAAGTTATAAAAAGCAGAATTATAGGTATGGAAAAATCTCGTTTCTTTGAAAGTGAAAAAGAAAATCCGAGAATACAAAAATTGCTTGAGATTATTGATAAAATAGATAGTAAAATACTTATATTCTGCAAATATACAGATGAAATAAATTCTATAGTAGAGATTTTGAATGAAAAATATGGAGAGGATTCAGCTATTCCGTTTAACGGTGAATTGAACATAAAAAATAGAAATAAAAATCTTGATAAATTCAGAAATGGCAGCAGATTTCTTGTAGCCAATAAAAGTTGTGGAGCATACGGTTTAAATCTTCAATTTTGTAATTATATAATTTATTACAGTAATGATTTTGATTTTGGTACAAGAGCTCAAAGTGAAGATAGAGTTCATAGAATAGGCCAAAATAAAAATGTCCATATAATAGATATTTGTGCAGCTTGGACACTAGACGAAAGAATAATCAACTGCTTAAAAAAGAAAGAAAATCTAGTTGATACTTTTAAAAAAGAATTAGAAGAAAAGAAGGATGAAGAATTTTTATATAGTTGGATTAGGAAAAAATATTCTAGAAATAAAAAATTTAATAAAATGGTTAAATATATAGATAAATATGATTTAAGGGAGGAATAAAAAAGTGCCTAAAAAATATCATAATGAAAATGTATATGAGGCATCTATGAAAAAAATAAAATATTTATTTGATGAGTTTGACAATGTATTAATAGCTTTTAGTGGTGGGAAAGATAGTGGAATATGTTTGAATTTATGCTATGAATATGCTAAAGAACATAACTGTTTGAATAAATTATCTATGTATCATTTAGATTATGAGGCTCAATATCAATATACTACAGATTATGTAGAAGATTGCTTTTTAAATGAGTTTGAAGGAATAAGAAAATATTGGTTGTGCTTACCTATTGCAGCTCAATGTGCTGCATCTATGTATCAAGATCATTGGACCCCTTGGGATAAGGATAAAAAAAATATATGGATACGGGAAATGCCACAGAATGAATTTGTTATTAATGAAGACAATGTTCCTTTCGAATTTGTTAAAGATACGTTAGATTATGATTTGCAAGATAAATTTGCAAAATGGTTTTCTAGTACTTATGGAAAAACTGCTGTTGTTATAGGAATAAGAAGTCAAGAAAGTTTAAATAGATATAGAGCTGTAAATAAAAATAATGCAGCAAAAAAATATAAAAATATAAATTGGATTAATAGTTATAAAGACAATAAAACATATAAGGCTTACCCTATATACGATTGGCAAACATCAGATGTTTGGGTAGCAAATGCTAAATTTGGATTTAAATATAATAAAATTTATGATTTATATTATAAAGCTGGATTAAGTATAGAGCAAATGAGGGTTGCAAGTCCTTTTAATGATTGTGCTATAAACTCTTTAAAGTTATACAGAGCTATAGAACCAAATACTTGGGGAAAACTTATAGGGCGAGTAAATGGAGCTAATTTCGCTTCTATATATGGCGGAACTTCGGCTATGGCCTGGAAAAATATAAAGCTTCCTAAAGGGCATACTTGGAAGAGTTATATGGAATTTTTATTATCAACTTTACCAGAAGAAACAAGAAACAGCTATTTAAAGAAATTAGAAACATCAAAAAAATTTTGGAGTGAAAAAGGAGGAGTGCTAGATGACGAAACAATAATGGAATTATCCAAAACTGATTTGAAATATAAAGTAAAAGGCAAGATAAGCAATTATTCATCTAAAAATGTAGTTGCCTTTGATGAATACCCTGATGATGCTGATGTAACTAATTTTAAATCTGTACCTTCATATAAAAGAATGTGTATTTGTATATTAAAAAACGACCACTTATGCAAATATATGGGATTTGCTCCTACAAAAGAAGAGGCTAAAAAAAGAAAGTTAGCTATGGAAAAATATAAAGACATAATAAGGGGGAAATAGAATGAGTAAATTTACAAGTCCTGTTTATAACGTAAAAAAAATACCAATAGAAAAAATACATGCAAATAGATATAAACCTAATAGTGTAGCTAAACCATAAATGGATTTATTATATCAATCGATAAAAATCGACGGATATACAATGCCTATTGTTTGTGATTATGATTCAGAAACTGATAGTTATGAAATAGTTGATGGTTTTCATAGATATATGACTATGAAAAATCACAAAGATATATTTGAGCGTGAGGGTGGATGTTTACCTGTTGTGGTAACATATAACACAGATATTCACGATAAGATGGCTAGTACAATAAGGCATAACAGAGCACGCGGCACTCATAATATAGAATTAATGTCAAAAATAGTTGCTGAATTAACAGAAAGTGGAATGAGCGATTTATGGATTTCTAAGAATATTGGTATGGATTTAGATGAAATATTAAGATTAAAACAAATAACTGGGTTAGCAGCATTATTTAAAAATGAAGATTTCAGTAAATCTTGGGAATAGGAGAAGTATGAAAACAAAAAATATATCATTTGAGCCTAGAGAAATTAATGTTAGTTACTCAAAATCAGGCAGTGGAAGTATTACAACAAGAATAAATATTCCAATAACTTGGTTGAGAAAATTAGGGGTAGATGAAGAAAGTAGAGAAGTTATTTTAGAATTTGATGAAGACAGAATTATAATAAGAAAAAAATAATGAAAATCTGTTGTAGAACATAACTATAGAATGTTAGTTAAGTGTTATAATTTAACCTGATAAAAATGGTCAACGCAAATATGCTAAATGGTATGGTAAAAAAGCATTTAGATTTTGGGTTGATGAACTAAAAACTAAAGATCAAAAAGAAAATTAATATTATATAAAAAGCACTTAGATTTAATCTAGGTGCTTTTTATATTATAGGCAAATCAATTCTTATAAAACTTTTCTTTTTCATACATCCCATCTAATGAATATTGTGGAATTTCTTATGACAATTCCTACATAATACCACTAGATCATTTAAATCCTCATGTCCTAAATTTTTATATGTATTATGATGAACATTTAAATTTGTTTTGCTTGAACATAGCTGACATTTACGACCAGCTCTATCTAAAGCTTTTTTTCTTATTTCTTTCCAATGATTACTTTCAAGATATTCTCTATATTCTTCTTTCCTTTTTTCTTTGCTATATAAATCTACAAAGTCATTATAGATATGTTCTTCTTTTTCTTTATTTTTTCTTTCTAAATACAACCTATCTTTTTTGTTTTCACCTTTAACAACTAATATTGTAAATAAAATTGATAAAATAACTGCAACAGGAATAAGGATTGTAAAATTCATATAATCACCTTCCTAGTGCAATTATCCCCCTAAATATGGTAAAATATACGCAAGGGGTGGGAGAATGGTCAAAAACAAATTAAAAGAAATTAGAATGAAAGAATATATGATGAACTCAAGCGAGTTTTGTAAAGTGCTAGGAATTAGCATAAGCACTTATAGTAAAATTGAAAGTAATAAGCAGCAAGGGAATATAGAAACAGTATTAAAGATTTCAAAGGCTCTTAATCGGAAGGTAGAAGATATTTGGTACCTTATTGATTAAGGGCCTTTTTTATACTTAAAAATCTTTTTAGAAAAATATTTTCCAAATAGGAAACTTTTGGACATATAGGGCATACAATTAAGTATAAAGACAATCAAGGACACACACTTCCATTTTAAATATGTGCCACATAAGGCAATAATTGTGTAAAGGGGTGCAAAGATGATACTTGGTATTGATTTAGGAAATTGGAACATCAAGACAAGCGAAGGAGATATATTCCCTTCAAGATATACAGTTGTAGAAAACATTCTAGGAGCTACAGGAGATTCTTTAGAGTACGAAGGAATTAAGTACTATATAAAGGAAGGAAAACTTGAAAATAACTACGATAAGGCAAATAAAGAAACTAATATGATTTTATTTCTTTATGCACTAGCAATACAAAAAACAAACTATTTTAAAGCAGTAGTAGGATTACCAGTGCTAGCTTACAAAAATAATAAAGATACTTTTAGGGAGAAGTTACTAGAAAACAAGGTATATAACCTAAAGCTAAATGGAATAGAGAAAACAATAGTTATAGAAGATATAATAGTTTTTCCAGAAGGAGCTGGAGCATACTTCAATATACAAAATAGAGCAAAGAATGCAATTGTAATTGACATAGGCGGAGGAACTACTAATATAGTTTCATTTAAAAATGGGAAATTAGATAAATACACTACAATAGCTAAGGGAATGATAGAACTTTATAACAGAATAAGGGAATGTTTAAATTCTGAATACACCTTAAAACTGGAATTAGAGGATATAGAAAACCTTATGAAAGAAGGACTTAAAGTAGATGGGAAAGAAGTTAACTGGAGCTTTGTAAAGCCTATTATCAATGATTTAGTGAATGAGTTAATGAATGAATTGAGAAACTTTGAAATTAGGACAAGTACAGTTTATCTAACTGGTGGAGGATCTAAACTATTAAGAGCAGCATTACGAAATAAAGTGCCAGGATTGGTATTAGTAGAGGATTATTTGTTTTCAAATGCAAAGGGATTTAAAAATGTGGGGGTAGCTAAATGGAAAGAAAGAGAATAGTTATTAATTTTAAGAATACACCAGAAGACATAGAACTTTACAACGAGTTAAAAAAGCATAGCAGCATGAGTGGTTATATAAAAGATGTTTTAAGAGGACTTGCAGATAACAAAGCAGTAGAGGAAAAGAAAGAATTTAAGAAAGTTAAAGATGATATTTGCGAGGATATAGAAGATATTTTAAATTTGTAGGAGGTATTATTATGTATGTAGAAAGAATAAAACTTCAAAGAGAAAAAGATGCAGATTGGGAAGTTGGTTATTATATTGGACTATTTTACAATGCGGAGGAATCTACGTTTCTTGATAAGAATTACAAACCTATTACTGGAGATATATGGGACTATAGGAGTGACTTAGAAAATAGAATTATATTTGCAGTGAATGAGAAAGAAGAATGAAGGAGTTGTATAAATGAATGATAGTTTAGAAATTTATTATATTCATAATTCAACTAAGGTAGTTTTTTCACTATCAGAATTAAAGGGAATTTCTAATTATAAAAAGATTGTTATACAAGAGCCTTACTATGATGCAACGCTAGGATTAAGTCTTGAACATGAGTATATCTATACAAAAGTTGATATACTAACAGGAAAAGATTGGACCATTATACCACTTATGAAAGATAATTTAACTGAAGAAGAAAAGATAAAACTTAAAGAAAATCTAGATAGCATTAAATTTTATGAAATGCTTAAGAGTTTTGAAAGAAAAGGGCAAGAAAGAGAAAGAAGTCTTGGAGGAGTGTAATGGAATATTTAGTATTAGCTAATAAATTTCTATATTTAGCTTTAGCAGGACTAGGAATAAGCAGTATTGCAACAGTAATACAAAAGAACAGTCTAAAGCCAGAAAAATTAGCAAATAACGATATAAAAGGATATAAGGAGTTAAGAAAAATTTTAGGAACAGATGGCTTAAAAATATCAAAAAATATTAAATTGAAATTAGAAAATGATTTTGAAGGTATATGTTTATTAGGTCCGACAGGAGAGGGGAAAACTACATCATTATTCCTAAATAACTTATTAGATAATTCTATTCCTGGTAGCTTAATTGTTACAGATCCTAAAGGGGAATTATTTGAATTAACATCAAATTATCAAAAGAATGTATGTGGAAGGAAAGTGTATAAAATAGACTTTTCAAATGTAGATTATTCAGAAAGATATAATCTGTTAGAAAATTGTAAAACCACAGAAGAAGTATTGCAATTAGCGAATATGCTACTGATGAACGGATCGTTAAGTGTAGAATTAGCAAGTGGGAAAAAAGCAGGTGGAGTAGAATGGATACAAATGTCTGAACCTTTGTTATCTGCAGCACTACTATATGTAAAAGAACTAAAAAAGCCTTACAATACAATAGAGTTTGCGCTTCAATTACTTTTGAGTCTTAATAATAAGCAATTGAAATGTGTATTTGAAGCAAGTAAAAATCTAGATGTTATAACTCAATTTAATATATTTCAACAAGTAGGGGGAGCCGATAGAACAGAAGGAAGTATAAAAATAACTCTAGCTAGTAATATGAAGCTTTTTACTGATAGGACAATAAACAAACTATCATCAGAAACTACCTTCGATATTAATAGATTTAGAAAAGAACCTTCTATATTATATATAATTTATCCAGAAAGAAAGAGCAGTTATCTAGCTCCATTTATCGCTCCATTATTCAGCCAAATAATAGATAAGCTACTAGATAACTACTCTAAAGAAAGCTTACCAGTGCACCTGATGTTTGACGAGTTTGGCAACATTGGTATGCTTAATAACATGAGTATTAATGCAGCTACAGTTAGAAGTAGAAAAATAAGCTTAGTAGTTTGCTTACAATCCATAACACAATTATACCAAATTTACGGCCGTGATAATGCAAAATCAATACTAAACAATCTAAAAGCAAAGATATTGCTACCTAGTATGAGTGACATTGAAACAATTAATTACATTTCCAATTTATGCGGGAATATAGAAATAAATACAAAAACAATGTCTGAAAGCAAAGGAACTCAAAGTTACTCTTATTCAAAAGCTAAACGTAAAATGTTTGAAGAAGGAGAATTAAGAACATTAGAGGATAGAACAGCTCTAATAATTAATAGCAATAAAATGCCTGTAAAGGATGAACTAGAATTATATTTTGAAACTAAACTAATAAATAATGTTAGGGAACCTATAGAATATCCGAAATTTGCCCCTTTGAATTTTGATATTAGAGGGGAATTAAAAAAAATCAAAAGCATTACTAATCAAAAGGAAGAGGAAATAAATGATAATAGAGCCTACGCCATCACTCGAAGAATTTTCGAAAAGTAATGTCAATGAAGATGAAAATATATATAAGAAAGCTAATCGTAGATATAGTGCAGGAAAATCATATTTTACAGTTTTTAGGGTAGGAGATAAATTTAAACACAATCCATATGAAACCAACTTAAATATACAAAACCTAAGAAGGTTTCAATTTCATTCAAATAGAGAAGGGAATACACCTAATGCAGATCCTAACAAAAAACATTTAAACCAGGTGCTTATAGGAAGTGAAAATGTAACGGAAGATGTTTATGCATATCTAGAAGGAGTAAAAATTCATAAAAATTCTGTAATAGCCAGAGAAATCATTTTGAGTGCTGGCAATGGGTTTTGGGACAATTTAAGTGATTATGATAGAGAAAAATGGATAAATGCTAATTATAAATTCTTAAAAGATAACTTTGGAGATAATTGTGTATATGCGGTGCTTCACATGGATGAAACAACGCCACATATACACGCTCTAATAGTACCGGTATTTTTTAATAAGAAGAATATTCCTGTATTGAATAATTCATTCTATTTTGGGAGCAAAGAAAAATTAAGTAATTGGCAGGATATTTATACTGAAGCTATGACAAGAGAATTTGGGAATTATTTTAAGAGAGGTATCAAAGGAAGCAAAGCTAAGCATATAGACTTAAAAACTTTCTATGCATTAATTAATGAAGATTTAAACACCTATGACAGCAAGGTTATATTAGCCAATGCTAAAGAGAACTATCTAAATAAAAAGAAAGTAGAAGCACTACAGGAGACACTACAACAAACCTTAGAAGAAAAGAAAGAGATTTCTAGAATTATTGAAGATATTATTAAAAAGAATAAAGAACTTAAAGAAGAAAATAAGATATATGAATATACTATAAAGACATTGACTGAAAAATACGATATACCGCAAAACCAAGTTTATAAAATAATAGCTAATAGAGATAAATATAAAGACCTTTCTAAGAATAAAGAAAGAGAAAGATAAGAAGGAGAGTTATTCTCCTTCTATTTTGCTATATAT